CCTTACGCGCTAGAGCCGACGCGCCCCACAAAAGGTGTGCGAGAGCCCGCGGGCACGACGCGGGCGGAGGTGCCGGAGGACCAGCGTCTGACGACCATCGGTCGCAACCTGATCGCTGTGATCGACGCGCCGACGCGACAGGGCCGCATCCGTGGCGGGCGCGACGTTATGGGCGAGTTCAATCGGGCCACTGGCGTTGTTCGCCTCCGCGATCCGTCCGACTACTCGACGCTCGCTCACGAGATCGGGCACAGCCTGAACGACCGCTCGCCCGCTGTCGATGCGTGGTCTAAGGTTAACCGCGCTTCACTCACCAAATTTGCACTGAAGACCTACGCCGGTGATCTGACGCAGGCGACATCCACGACGCAGTTGCGGGAGGGCGTCGCCGAGTTCTTCCGCGTGTATATGACCAACCCACAGTTCCACCGCACAAAGCAGCCGAAACTGATCGCCAGTTTCGAGAAGGCCTTGGGTCAGTGGGACGCCTCAACGCTCGCGCGCCTACAGCAACTCCAGACGCAGTTCGCCCTCGCTCAGAAGCACACCTCCGTGCAAGCCGTCATGGCTATGATGAGGAGCGGCTACCGTGAAATAGGGCTGAACGCCGCACTCAAGGAGATCAACGAGCTAGGCTTCCCGACGTGGTGGGAGGAGAAGTACCGGCGCGGGATTACTGTCACGACCGACCGCTTCCGCCCCCTCCGCGATATGGTCAGCAAGGTACTCAACGAGGGGCAGGTTAACCGCGGGCAGTCCATCGATCTCGCCTACGCCGACGACCCCCGCACATGGGCGCAGATCGGTGCCAACTCGCAGGCGCTCGCGATGATGGAAACCAAGCACGGTGTGGTACCGTATCGCGGGGTAACCCCAGCGTCTGCCTCGCTAAGAGACGCCATCATGATCGCGCAGGGCGCAAGCCCCAGAGACGCAACGCTGAAGCATTTCGACCAGGGGCTTCACGACGAGTTCGGCGCGTACTTGATCGCGCGCCGCGCCCTCGATGAGCAGCGCCGCTACGAGGCCGGCCTCCTCGACCGTCTGCCGACGCGGCTGGAGAAGGGCGACCATACGTCCACCGTCCTCGACCTGGAAAAGCGGCACCCTGAGTTTAAGCAGGCAGCCGACATGGTGAACGACTTCGCTCGCGCCCTGTGGCAGAAGCGCTACGACGCCGGTATGCTGTCGAAGGAGGATTACGAGGAAGGTAACAACCGCGCCTTTTACGCCCCCTTGCAGCGCGATATGTCCGACAAAGCGGGAGCCAGCGAGAGCTTCACGATGGGAGCGAGTGCGCTAACGCGAGGGCCGCGCTTCAAAGGCTCCAACCGCGACATCATCAACCCCGCCGACGTGCTGGAAACTATGGCGTTTGCGCTCGAGCGGGAGATCGCAGAGAACGAGCCGATCCGTCTCCTGGCCCAGCTCGCCGACCGCGCAGGCAAGTCTGGCGATATGGTTGAGCGCATCCCCGCGAGCAAGCTAGTAGGCACGAGCGTGGAGATCACGGAGATCGTGCGGCAGCTCGCCAAAGACAGCTCGCTCTCTCCGCAGGACGCTATCGACTTGCGCTCTATCCTCGCGGGGACGGCAGCCAAAGGCAACGCTATATCGTTTTTCCGCAGCCAGCAGGCCTCTGCCGCCGGCGATAATGTGCTCTTCTTCTGGGAGAATGGCTCCATAGCGGCGATACAGCTCAACGACGGCGAGCTGGGGAGCGACGTCGTCGATCTCCTGTCTGGCGCCGGGCGCGAAATCGCTCCCTTCGCTATGGAGCTTCTGTCGGCGTCGTCCAACTTCTTCCGCGCCGCCATCATCGCGCACCCCGCGTACACAGCGGCTAACTTCGCGCGCGGCGAGCTGACGGCGTGGTTTACGACGGAGGGTTACACGCCCTTCGTCAGCGGCCTGCGGGGTATCTGGCACGAGTTCAAGCAGACGGAAGTCGCTAGGTCTTACAACCGCGGCATGGGGCTTCTCGGCGGGCAGGGCGTCGCGGCTATGCGCGACGTCGCCGTGCAGCGCGACATAGAGGCGATCCTCCCGTCGAACTACATCGGGCAGGTCTTCAGCGAGCGCACCCTCAAGGGAGCGGCTGCCGGCTTTGCGCGGCTGACTGAGTTCACTGAAACGGGGAACCGCCTCGGCGTCTACGAGGCGGCGCACGCGCGCGCCCTTGCTGACGGAATGACTGCGTTCGAGGCGCAGCACGAGGCAGCCTACATCGCAACAGATATGATGGACTACGGGATGCACGGCAGCAGGATGCTTGCCTACCGGCGCACTATTCCCTTCCTGAACGCGCAAATCCAGTCGCTCTACCGTTTTATGCGGACGCTTGGCGGCGGCGAAGTCGCTCAGAGGAAAGGCCTCCGCTTCGCGCTCGGTGCCTATTTCAAGGGCATCAACGGCCTGGACCTCAGCCGCAACGAGAAGGCGCAACTGCGTGTCGGGCGCAAGGCTTACGTCAAGATGGTCACGGTCGGGCTGCTTTCGGCCGTCCTCGCCATGCTGTTCAAGGACGACCCAGACTGGCAGGACGCGAACGAGTATGAGCGGGCGACGCACTGGGTGCTTCCTGGGTGGGTCATGGGCGGGCAGGCGGGGCGTGTCATCCGCATCCCGAAGCCTTTCGAGTGGGCGATTTTCGCGAATGTCATGGAGCGCGCCATCGAGTTCGCTGACGGCGACAGCACTGCGACCGACCGCATCCTACGCGGGCTCTCGCTTGTGCTCTCTCCGCCAGAAGGTCCGCCAGCTTTGTCTCTCTTCGGCGAGCTGCAAGCCAACTACGACACGTTCACGGGTCGCCCTATTGTGCCAAACTACGAGCAGCGGAAACCTGCGCACCTTCAGTACGACGAGTACACCTCGTCTCTCGCTAAGGGCATCGGTGGCATCACGGGGCTCTCTCCCTACATGGTAGACCATGTGATGATGGGGCTTGGCGCGACATGGGCGCGCGACATCCGCCGCATTGCGGACGGGGTAGACCCCGCCAAGCCGAGCATGGACGCTGAGGATATGCTTCTGTTGAGCCGCTTCTCGCGCGACGTGCGCGGCGGATCGCGCACGAGCGCCGATTTCTACGCCCTCGCCAGCAAGGTCGGGGGCTCGCTGGAGCAGGCGTATGCCGGCTACGCTAGCGAGTATGCCCGCAGCCCCCGTGCGGGCGAGGCTTTCCTCAGCCGCTTACCCGCCGCCGACCAGGCATACGCCCTCCTCAACGAGCACTACAGTCCAGAAGAGAAGCGCTTGAACCCGTTCATGCGCGCTCGCGGTGTCGCCTCTATCCTCAACGGTATGCGGCGCGAGATGCAGAGCGACCTAGGGCTAAGCGATACCACCATAGAAGACTACCCAGAGATCATGCCGCTAAGCCGCAACGAAAAGCGCGACGTCGACAACATCCTAAGCGAAATCTCACGGCGCGAAATGCGTAACACGCTGATCGCTGCGAAGGCTAAAGGGTGGGTGAACAAGAAGATGCTGCCGCTCGACGAAACACTGGCGCTCCTTGAAGCGACCAGCCCGTCAGTGTATGACGAGTATATCAGGCGCTCGGCGAAAGCTAAGATATACGCCGCCGAGTACGTATTCGACGTGTGGCCGGAAGCGCAGGAGCGCCTGTTGGCTGACCGCGACATGGCGATACTCAGCGACTTGGCGGCGATAGGCGAGAGCACGGTAGCACGATGACGCAAGCAGTCGCACAGGTCCGAAACTCCGTAGCGCGCACCGGGTTTGCCAACCCGCTGACGCTCGGCGTTCTCGTCGAGGATGTCGACCAGCTCAAAGTCTACGCCGACAGCGTCGAGCTTCAGGTCGGTGTCGACTACAGCGTCGAGAACATCGGCGACGCCAACGGCGTCGAGATCGAGATCATCGGCGCCGAGGACGTTAACGAGTATGTCGGCGTCGAGAGCTTCACGGCGGTGTTCGACCCGAACTTCGACCAGCTCACCGACCTGTCACTAGGCGGCGGGATGGGGCGGCCGTTCGAGACGGCGCTCGACCAGCAGAACCGCCGGCTCCAGGCGCTCGTCTCGCGCGTCGACCGCGCGCTGAAGGTACCCGTCGACATCGAGGGCGACCAGGTCGTCACCCCCGTCGCCGGCTACGCGCTCGGCTTTGACGACGACGGCAATCTCGTACCGCTCGCGCCGGGCGGGCTCGGCTTCGCCGAGGCAATCATCGCGGCGGCGGTCGGCTTTACTCCAGTCGGCTCAGTCGTCGCCACCAACGTGCAGGCGGCACTCGCCGAGATCATCGTCGACCTAGACGACGCCGTAGACGACATCGTGGCGCTCTACCTGGCGGCCGCCGATCTGGATACCGCGCTCGACGGCAAGCAACCGCTCGCCGCGCAACTCACCGCGCTGGCTGCCGTCAGCAACCCTGCCGTGCCAGGCGTCCTGCACTACAATCCCGTGACGGGCGCGCCCGCCTACGTGACAGCGACGAAGCTGACGGGGCGCGGCGTGCTGTGGGGGCTCGGCACCGCTAACAACGTATCAGACGCGACCAACGACATCGACATTTCACCCGGTGCGGTAGTCGATAGCACCGGCCAGTACATCATCGAGCTGGCGTCGGCCGTAACCCGCCGCCTCGACGGTACGAGCTTCACTACCGGCAATAACGGGGTGATGCGCGACACTGGCTCGATCTCCGATGGCACCTGGCACCTGTTCGCCATTCTCAATCCGACGACTGGCGACACGCAGGTGCTGGCCAGCAAGTCGCTCTCTGCGCCGACGCTGCCCTCCGGCTACACGGTGTTCGGCCGCTTCATGTCGGTCTTGCGGGTCAGCTCCGCTCTAGTGCCGTACCTACAGGACGGTGATCGCGTCACGCTCAAGACCCCGGTGAACAACCTGAACGCGGGCAGCTTGGGCACGAGCGCTGTGACGTTGGCTCTGTCCATTCCGACCGGGCTGCCGCTGGTCGCCGAGGTAGCATTCGGCCTGACCAACTCGACGTCAACCGGCACCGTCTTCGGGCTCGTTACCAGCCTGTCGGCGACAGACGTTGCGCCGACTGAGGCTTTGTGCCACGCAGCCACCTACACGCCTTCGGGCGGTAGCGCGCAGACGCGCGTCATCAGGCTCGTCCGCACCGACAGCTCGGCGCAGGTGCGGTACCGCCTATCGGACAGCGCAGCCGCGATAAAAGGCATCCTGACAACGCTGGGCTGGATCGATACGCGAGGCCGCACATGACTGAGACTGTCGTCAGCCAGCGGAACACTGTGTCGGCGAGCGGCTTCGCCAACCCGCTCAACCTCGCGGCCAACGCCGAAGAGGCGAGCCACGTCAAGGTCTATGGCGACGACGTGCTGCTCCAGATCGGTGTCGACTATACGCTCGCGGGCGTCGGTGACACTGGCGACCTCGACGAGATCGCCGGCGTCAACGTCCTGATCGAGCAGGACACGATCGACGCCGATCTCTACGACACCTTCACCGTCGAGCACGACCCGCCGCTCGACCAGGGCACCAGCATCGCCAGCGGCGGCACGCTCGGCCGCATCTACGAGGGGGCGCTAGACGCGCTGACGCGCCGCTTGCAGGCTCTCGGCTCGCAGGTCGCTCGCGTCCTCCGCCTGCCGGTCGACGCCGACGACGTCAGCGTCGTGCTGCCGCTGCCGGAGCCGCGCCGCGCGCTGATCTGGAACGCGACGGGCACGGCCCTCGTTAACTCGGCAGCCGACCCGGATGGCGACGCAACCACCGCCGCGGTGGAGGCAGCGAACGACGCCGAGGCGGCAGCAGCCGCAGCTACGGCCGACGCCGCGACGGCGCTGGCGCAGGCTCTCGCTGCGGCCGACGCCGCCGACCGCGCCGAGCTGGCGGCAGCCGAAGCCGGCGACCTGTCGGCGCTCCTCGCCTTCCTCGTGCCAGTCGGCACCACGATCGCGTTCTGTGGCACGAGCGCGCCGACCTACTACCTCAAGGAGAACGGCGCCGCCGTCAGCCGCGCCACCTACTCGGCGCTCTTCGCGCTGATCGGCACGACCTACGGCGCCGGCGACGGCTCGACGACCTTCAACCTGCCGGAGAGCCGCGGCGAGTTCATCCGCGGCCTCGACGACGGACGCGGTGTCGATAGCGGGCGTGCGCTCGGCAGCGCCCAGGCCGAGATGGTCGGGGCTCATACGCACACGGCTACGGCTGGTAACGCCGGCGCCCACACCCACACCTACAGCGCGCAGGCGCGGCGCGGCGCCAATGGCGACGCCACTTCAACCTTCCGCCCCAGCAACGGCGACAGCTCGAGCCCGTCCTCGACCCCGACGATGACGGTCTCGACGGCGGGCGACCATTCGCATACAGTAACGGTCAACGCCAACACCGGCACCGAGAACCGCCCGCGAAATGTGGCTCGGCTGCTCTGCATCAAATACTAGAGGAGACTGCCGTGTTGCACGCGCCGAAAGAATGGTGGTTGGGTTTACCTGCGCCCGTTGCTTTCACTTACGATCCGCGCACGCTGGAGCATGTCGGCGAGACGGAGTGCGACCCGAGCCCGCTCGAGCCAGACGTCTGGCTGGTGCCAGGCTGCGCGACGCTGATCGCGCCGCCGCCGAAGGCTATCGGTGTCGTCGCCTGCTTCGACGAGAAGCGCCACACCTGGCAGCACGTCGAGGATCACCGCGGCAAGGTGCTGCATGACGGCGAGAAGTTCGTCACCGTCACAGGGCTCGGCCCGCTACCGCACGCGCTGCCCGTTGTTCACGACGCGCAGTTCATCCTGCCCGATCACAACGGGCCAATGGCGCGCATCCGCATGTGGCTCAACGACGTTGTGATCGAGTTCGACGACATCGACTGCATCGAGCGCCAGGTTCTCGCCGCGTGGGAAGCCAAGGGCGAGACGATCCGCCTGATCGACGTGCCGGAAACTACGCCGTACGACATGACCGAGGCCGAAGAGGACGAGCGCGCTGCCGCGATCGTCGAAGGCCGCGAAACCGAGGAGACCCAGACGTGAGCAACAAACCCTTCTTCGACCTGATCCGCCCCCACTTCGGCGGTGAGCTGACCCAGTCACAGGTCGACGGCATCAACGCCACCATCGCGGGCTTCGCCCTCTACGGCGACGCCAACCTTAACAACCTCGCCAAGCTGCTCGCCACCGAGAAGCACGAGACGGCCGACACCATGCAGCCGATCGTCGAGCGTGGCTCGCGCGCCTACTTCGAGAAGTACGAGGGGCGCGCCGATCTGGGCAACACCCAGAAGGGCGACGGCTACAAGTTCCGCGGACGCGGCAAGGCTCAGATTACCGGCCGCCGCAACTACACCTTCTGGGCCAAGCGCCTCGGCATCGATCTGGTCAACAACCCCGACCTGGCGCTCGACGAGGACGTCGCCGTCCGCATCCTGGTCGAAGGCTCGATGCTCGGCGCCTTCACCGGCAAGAAGCTGCCCGACTATATCGACGGGCTTGACGAGGACGACGCAGAAGACCTGCGCGAGTTCGTCAACGCGCGTCGCGTCATCAACGGCGCCGACAAGGCCGAGCTGATCGGCAAGTCGGCGCTCGTCTTCGAGAAGGCGCTGCGCGCGGCGGCGACGCCGAGCACCCCGCTCGAGGCGCCGATCGACATCTCCGGCGGCGAACCTGCGCCGCTGCCCGAAGAGATCGACGATAGCGGCGAGTTCCCGGCTGGCCCGGTCTTCGGCGTGATGTTCCTCGCCGTTGCCGCCGCTGCCATCTGGTGGTTCTTCCTGCGCTAAGGAGGCGCATTCGCTATGGGTATCTTCACAAGTGTTGCACTCGGCTGGCTCGGCCGCCGGGTTCTCGACTGGGGCGGCTGGCTCGGCACGTTCATGCTCAGCATCATCGGCCTCTACAACGCGCTACCGCCTGGCGCGCAGACCGCCATCCAGGCGGTGCTCAGCGGGCACTGGCAGGACATCACCCTCGGCTCGCTGCTGCCGCTCGGCTTGCTGATTTTCAGCCAGGTCATGTCCTTCCGCGCCACGGTGAAGCCGCAGGTGGTCACGCCTGACGGTAACAAAGTCGCGATGAAGGAGATGCCAAAGGCCGCCCAGACCGTTGTGGTCGAGAAGGCCGAGACGGCGGTCGCGCGGCGCCCGTCGCTCAAGGACATCTTCGCGCGGCGCCCTGAGTAACGGGCGCCTAACGGCGGGCGAGGTACACCTATGACGATGGCACGCGACCTACAGGACATCAAGGCAGACATCGGCCACCTCACCGGGGTGGTCGAGCAGATGGTCGGTCGCCTCGATCGCAGCGAGCGCGACCACCGCGAGTTCGTCAGCGAGACGCAGGAGAGCCGCCGGCGCCTGCACGAGAAGGTCGAAGAGCAGCGTGAGGAGACGGCGGAGGCGATCAAGGATCAGCACGCCACCCTCACCGCAGTGCGCGAGGCCGCCGACGCCACGGCGCGCAACCTGTCCGAGATCGCGGTCATCGTCAAAGAGGACGTGAAGCCGCAGACCGACAAGATCAAGAAGTGGGAGCTGATGGGCGTCGGCTTCCTGTCGATGGCGGCACTGGCCGGCGCCGGGCTCGCGACCGCTGTGACGACCGTGGTCGTCAACTGGGGCGGCGCGATCCTCGACTTCTTTCTCAAGCGTTAGCGTACCCAGCCCCAGCGCTGGAGCTGGTTGTAGATCGGGCGGGCTGCCATCATCAGCCCGACGCCGAACGCCGCCAGCGGGCCGGCAGCGACCGGCACAGCCTTCAACAGACAGTCGAACAGCCAGGCGTCGGTCTCACCGTTGTCGTGGCCGACGCAGCAGTGCCCCCACTGCCAGCGGCCGAGCCCGTTCGGGAAGCCGGTGCAGCGACCGTCGGCGCCCAGCTCCGGCGGTATGACGCCGAAGTAGAGCTGCTGCATCGGCGCCATCGGATCGCCGATCCAGGCGTAGGCGACAGCGCCGAGCATGAGCCCGGCGCCGATCCAGAAGACGGGGTTGCGCCAGAAGGGCCTACGCACCATGCCCGCCTTTGCCCAAGTAGGCGTAGCCAGCGATGTCGTCCCAGTGATCTTCATGCGAGGGGTCGCCGGTCACGATACGGCTCACCTTGGTCAAGATCATGTCGATCGCCTCCTGCTGCATACAGTTCAGGTTGCGCCACGTCGGCGTGCGCGCGGCGTTCTTGAGAGTGTTGGCGGTGCCCGCCTGATCCTCCCAGTTGCCGTGCTGTTTCTTGCGCTCGTCGGTAAGGTTGGCCGCAGCCTGTAGGTCAACCATCACACACCCTTCCCACTGAAGCGTTTGTTGATCTGCTTCATTTCTTCGAGCGTCCCGCAGCCGGCCGCTACCACGGCAGCCTGCGCCCAGCCCAGCCACCGGCCGAGCTTCGCCTCGGAGAAGTCGTCGGGCATCCGTTCGCGCATGTCGACGATGTGTGCGAAGCCTAACTCAGGCAGCGTGGTACTGACCCACTGCATATCGCGCTCGCGCGCCAGCTCGATCGTGGCGTCAAACGCCTTCCGCATATCCATAGTCACACCTCCTTCAGCAGCCGCCGGAATAGCTCCTGGTCAGCCATCTTGTCATGCACCCGTTGGTACTTCATCTCGTCCGTGGTGACGAGCCCTGCCGGGCCGCGCATCAGGATCGGGCGAGACCAGACCGGGCGGTGCTGCCCCGGCCGGTGAAAGCGTTTCAGGAGCTGGTCGTACAGCTCGGCCGACCAGGTCAGCCCGTAGTGGAAGAGCTGCGCGCCGCCGAACTGGAGGTTGAGCCCGTGGCCGGCCGACGCCGGGTGGACAGCGGCCACCTCGAGATCGCCCCTGTTCCACGCGCGTTCAAACTCCTCGGCCTCGCGATCCTTCACCCCGGCGCCGAGATACTTGAGGCTGGGGAAGTCCTCTTGCAGCCGCTCGAGATCGGCCTGAAACTCGTAGGCGATCATCACCGGCTCGCCGCCTGCCTCCTCGATCATCTCGAGCAGACGCTCCATCTTGACGTCGTGGAAGCGCTCGATGCCACGGTGGCGTCCCTCCTCGCCGTCGTAGAGGAAACCCTGCACGAGTTGGCACAACTTGCCGGCAGCGACCGCCAGGTTCGCCGCGGCGATGGTCTTGTCGCGCGACTTCAGCTTGGCGACCAGCTCCTTCATCATCAGCTTGTAGCGGGCGACCAGATCGTCGGGCATGTCGACCCACTCGATAAACTCCGGCCCGTCGTTGAGAGCCGGCAGATCGGGCATGTCTTCGGCCGAGATCGTCAGCATCACCTTGTTGGCGTCTTCGATGATCCGCTCCGACTGGCCGGGCAGGATCGCCCATTTGTAGCCTTGATAGTCGAGCGGGTAGAAGCGCTGCTGGCGCCACTTGTCGAAGCTCTTGCCCCAGAGCTGGCCGGCGGTGAGGATCAGGATCGGCCCGAACAGGTCTTCGTAGCCGTTCGGGCGCGGCGTGCCGGTCAGCCCCCAGCGCGCGAGGAACCACGGCAGCACTGGGCGCAGGGCGCGCAGGCGCTTGCCGCGCGGGTTCTTGAAGCGGCTGATCTCGTCGATCGCGAAGACGGACTTGGCGAAGCGCGCCTGCTTCTGCGCCTGCATCCACTCGACGAACCACTGGGCGTTATCGATGCCGATGCAATAGACGTCGGCCGGCTGCTTCAGCGCGGCAGCTCGAGCTGCGGCGGAGCCGCCGACGAAGACGACCTTTAGCCGCTGGAGGTGCGCCCACTGCCGCACCTCGGCGCGCCACACGAGCTGCGCCACGCGCTTGGGGGCGAGCACGAACATGTCGCGGGCGAAGCCGTCGCGCTGCAACTCCTCGAAGGCGGTGAGCGCCGAGGCGGTCTTGCCTGCGCCCATTGGCAGCACGGCGCCCGTGCCGGTCGACGGGGCGCCTGGGTCTTGCCAGACGCCCTCGTAGAGCGCGGTCACGGTGCGCTGCTGAGCGGCGCGAAGGTCAGTCTTCGAGCGCATAACGCAGGGCGTCCTCGAAGTTCCGAACTAGCCGACTGATGAACGCGCTGTCCTTCGGGGAGACATCGAGGCCTTCAGCCTCTTTGTACGCGAGGAACACCCGCGCGTCGTCGTAAAGGCTGCGCCGTCTGCCTTCTGCCTCGGCGCGCACCAGCAGCGGCGCCTCAAAGCGGGCGAAGTCTTCCAGCAGTTTCTCTTTCGATGACATCGTCGATCTCCTCTCGGTTCTTGCACACGTAGACCCGCCAGCCTACGTCTCTCATTTCCTTGTGCCGTACGACCTGAAGTTCGGCGAGCCTGCCACCCTTCGGGCGCTTCAGCTCGATGACGAACGCCGAGACATTCGGCAGCTTGACAAGGCGATCGGGGTAGCCCCGCACGCCTGGTACCGACAGCTTATACGTGAAGCCGCCCAAAGCTGCAACAGTATCGTGAAGGTACTTTTCGTTTGCACTCTCGCGCTCGGCCATGCTACGAACCCCTCACTGATTTGCGTACC